CAGCTGAACGACAATATCAATTAAATTATTGGCCATTCTTGTGCGCCACCTCCAACTCTTTAGCTTCCAAGATTATAAGCAAATCGATAAGGTGCGGTAGTGGCTCGATGCCGTAAGCCCTCGCCACTTCTAACACCGCAGGCATATCGAATCCAGCAATACCGCCTGAATGCCATCGTCGTTGCATACGACTAGCATTGTATACTCGCATTGCTTGTCTCGTTCCATCTAATTGATGCGGGGAATTAAACTCACACTCCGAGCAGTCAAAATGCTGTTTAGTCTCACGTTGCATCTTGATACAATCAGAGCAGTATTTTGGTTTGTCGGAGTTGAGCCAACTCCACGCATCAATTAGTTTTTTTCGATTTCAGCCTTTTTTTCGTTAGTGAAACGCATAGTTTCAATTGCTAATTCCATAACGCCATCGTTTGGTGCTTCTGCGATTTCACTATCAGACATCTTATACACATTTTTCATAATCCATTCGGCTAAATCGCGATACCACAATAATTTAGCCGGTTCAGGAGTTTCTTCCGGAAGAGGGGTGTATAACGGATCTAATTCTGCCTTAATCAATTCGCTACGCTCAGCAAATGTTAAACCTCTTAATTTAATATCTTCAAATGCCATGTTGGCACCTCCTAGTATTGTTCTTGATTATTAACTAATGTAATGATGGATGCGGAGCGACCAGCATCTGCACGATAGTATGCTTTAAACGGCAATTCAATATTGACGCCACGAGGACCATCGATGCCTGGAGATTGTCGTTCGTACACAAGTTCAGGCAATTTGAATGTAAGCGACCAGTCATCTTGTTCAAGTCGCAATTCCAAGCTGGATTCCGTACCGTTAACCGCTTTGTTTAAAAGGTCCTTATTTTGGAAGAACGCTTTAATCGTCCCGGAAATTGACACAATACCTGGGTCGATGTATGTTCTAAAGCCTTTACCGCCGATAGCGTAAGAATCACCATCCAAGCCAAAATCAAAGTTGATATCGCAACTTAAAATGTTGGCCACCGTAACGCCGCCTTCTTTAATTGTTGCGTTTAGGTTTTGGAACGGTAAGAAATTAACTGCTTTTGCTGCAGCATCAAATGTAGTGGCCGCTAATGTTTCCTTACAGCCCATCACATCAACGGATGCAGTTAATTCGGCATCGCCGCCGAATTTAAAGCCTAATTTACTAACTCGCGCGCCCGCGAATTGTTGGAATACGTTAACATCAGGATAGCCCTGTTCTATAGTTAACGACGGCATTGTGTTGCCGATTTTAAACACATGCTCAGACTTCTTATTTGGCGCTTGGCCAGTTGTATTAGAAGTCGGTTGACCGAATGCAGCTTTTAGCCAGTATCCGATGTCGATTACACCAACAGGCACGACTAAACTACCGGACGTGTCAATGTTGCCACGGAATGGCGCTGCAGGATTACGATCGCCACGGATTACTGTAGAGTCGTTTAAATTTTGACTAGCTTTCACGGAGCTAGAAATAATCGGAGTGATGACACCGCCAGTAGTTGGCGTTGTACCAAAATCCGCCTCAAACGCAATCGCCACATGGGACTGAGAGCCCTGTGCACGTTTTGCTGTTGCCATATGCATTTCCTCCTTTAGTATTCAATATTCCCGCCGATTACATGCGGGATTTCTATAGTAGCTGTTAATCGTCCAGTAAACACCGGACGCCAATTCATGCTATCAAGTTCATAGTCAATGTCGATTATTGGGAACGCCGGATTCACCTTACAAATGCATTCAATAATTAACTGCCCGAGATTATCCGATTCTAGCGTCCCATCATATCGAATAATATTCTTATCACGAGTCGCCCCTTGACGGACGATACCCCATACGACCATTAAAGAGTATGTGTAAGTATCTGCGAGCCCTTCGCTTTTACTACTTGGTAGTAATATGATGCAAGGGCAATCATCCTCAAGCGGAGCATCGACATCGTCGTAGCCGACATACAGTTGGGCCGGCTTTCCATATTTGTCATTGCAAAATTTAGTCAACGCCTCGTCGTTCGCTAGAGCTTCAGCCCATCGATTGACAATGCGTGACATCGGAATTGTCTGTTGCATCAAATCACCTTACCTTGTAGTTACGTCGAGATGCAGATTGTGCTGCCGGTCCATATATAGCGTAGTCGCCTATCTTATCCTCGATATAAGGTTTAAGCTTAGGCTGTAACGCTGCTTTCATAGGACCATAAGTATGACGTGGCTGAATTTTGAACATCGATTTACCCTTAGGCAATGGTACGCCTGCAGCAAATAACTTCTTGCGCATAGGCTCTGTAATTTGCTTAGTGTACCCTTCTTCGATTCGTTCACCTAACCGTTTAGCCGAATTAGATAACCACCCGACTCGGACAGATTGCTTGCCCTTCTCATACTGGTATCCAACTGCATTTGATAACTTACCGAGTGGACTATAGCCGATTGTCCTGGCGCTAATGCCCATATCAAGTAAGGCATTTCGCGATTTTGAGCCCCAGGCCTCTCGTTCAGCTCGTCCGCCACTTTGGTATGCTTTGCGAAGTTTGGCACCAAATGCTGACTCAAATGCAGCACGTCGTGCCGGGGCCATAAAGTTAGGATACTTACGTCCGCCCGGAGCTCCCGATCGGATGCCCTGCTTGATTTCCTTTTGCATCATCCAACCTGTTGACTTTAATGCCTTGCGCATCCAGTCGGGTTTAGTTTCTGCAATGAAATTCAGATACGGTGTGGCTGTGTCTGTAATCGTAATAGGTTCATTACTCATTACGGTCTCACCGCCCTCACATTATGGACAATTTCCAAACAATACATAGTACCGTCAAAGTTGGAAATGTGATCAACGTACCATTTCTCGCCATTGATATACACTTCGTCTTTTGGACGAGGATTAGGTACATCTTTAACCCGCACCCAAATTTGAGCCTTATCGGCTAATGCTTTATCGACGAATCCGGAACCCTTGCCGTCATATTCGCCAATTTCCACACTAGCTTTTATGGACTGACCTTTGTAAGTAATCTTTTCGCCGAATACAGATAGTAGCGCTTTATCATCATATTTCAGCATTATTTCTACCTCACAAAAAGTAAAGCGCCCAAAATGGGCGCTTTGTAATTATTTACGCAGTAGGTTGTAACAACATTACTGTCACAGTTTCCTGTGTTGCGGTTTTAGGCTCTACGGCCATACCAAGAACTTTACCACCAGTTTTTACTGCCTTATCAGTTAAGAATTGAACTAAATCACCAACAGCGTATGTATCTGCTTTATTAGCTGCCACTTTAAATATGCCTGTTACCTTTACAGCGCCTACTTCGTCTTTAGCAATATCAGTAAGTGCGACGCCGTGGAGTTTACCAACTTCTACAATGTCGCCTACTTTAACTGCAGCAGTCGCTGTAAAGTTGATACGATCGGTTTCCATTACGAATTGTGTCATCATATAAGTTACCCCCTAATTATTTACCAGCATTTTTATAAAGACCACGGAAGTCAATAGCGTCAACACCAACATCGAATGCTACTTTGTATTCAATGCCGTCAACATCAAAGCCTTGACGTGTTTCAAGACGTGGCGTTTCAACGCCATTCAAGTAAGTTACTTCAATAGTGTCATGTTGACTTGCATCGGCTACCAAGTACCATGCATCTGGGTCGGTTAATTCCGCGTCAGCTACAACTACGAAACGTCCTTTATAAGGGTTAACTACACCAGAATTTGTGCCATCTACCGCAGCCGTAGAGTTAACAATTTGATATGCGGTTACTTCTAATTCAGGCGGCACTACCAAATATTTAGGCGTAATATTCAAGTTAGCCGTACCAGTAATGCCTTTTTGACGACGCATAGCAGTAATTGCCTTCGCGATTGCCTTAAGAGACAACGCTTCGCCGGTTGTAGCAACATTACCATGTTTTGCATCAAACAAAGCTACATTGTCTTGCATTTTAACCGTACCAGTTAATTGAGCATACACCATTTTATTTACTAATCGTTTTGCAGCAGAGCCATATTTAGTAGCAATTTTGGAGAATAGTCCTAAATCGTCGTTGATTATTGCTTGGCGAGTCAAGCTAAAGATTTTGCCATATGTAGCAACTTTAGTACGAGCAGATGCTTCACCAAAGACATCTTGTTGGAATTGACCACCTTCTGGTACTAATTCAAGGTTGCCAGCTTCAGACAATGCTACGCGTGCAGCTTCTTTGAAGTCGCGGTTAGATCCTTTACCGGCCCAAATTTGGAATGTAGTCTCAGCTTCATTAAAGCCGTTCATTACGGACTTATCGGCAAGGTTAGACATGATAGCAGGGAATGTGGATGTGGAGTTAATAGCCGCACGTGCCATTTCCATGTTGTCGCCGAAGTTGGCTTTAGTACCACATTCACGTTGTAAGGACTCGCGAGCAAGCTCAATCATAGAGTGTCCGCGCAATTCGTTAGCACCTGGCGCCGGTTCTGCTACAGGTAAACCAGCTGCCATTAATACTGCGTCTTGTGCTGCTGCGCGGAATTTATCAGCTTCCGCTTCACCCATTGTTACGGATACACCTTTGTTACGTGCACGTAATTGGTCCATTACCATCGCGCGAGCTTCGTCAACAGATACACCCATTACGATTGCTTCGTCTGCACCTTCTACATCGAAGTCACGGAACAATGCAGTAATTTCGGAAGTACGTTTACGTTCCTGTTCCATCGCTTTCGCAAGGTCTGCTTTTGTGATACCAGTTTCAACTGGTTCTGTAGATTTTACTTCTTCAGTTTTTAAAATTTCTTTTTCATCCATACTTTTTTCTTCCTCCTGTGTGTCAATACTTGTATGAATTTCTTCAGCACTTCGTCCTACCCCTACAGTTGGGTCGGCAGGAACAGATACAATACTGATTTCTAAAGGTTCCCAATCCGTTACAACATAGGCTGGGCCCTTAAATCGACCGTTAGTGGATTTAGTATCCTTATCTTCCAATACTTCATATCGGTTGACCATATAGCCCACGCTTACCCCTTGTAACGTTTTGGACTGTACCTTTTGGAATATGATATCGGATTGTTCGTCTTCATCGAAACGCACTAGCGCTTTTCCTCGATTGTTTTCAATCCAAGCCTTTTCGACGTGTCCCACGACCGCATCACGATCATGATTAAACAACGCTGTACCTAAACCATTATTAAAGCGCTCAAGGTTGATGCACTCTTCATCGTGGCAAAGGATTTCATCGCCGAACCAACGACCATATGGCGTTTCAGAAGAGAAAGACAATTCTACTGTCCGATTATCAGTATCGACCTTGTCAATAGTAGATTCTCGGCAATAATTACCAAGAATGCTACGCTTTTGATGTTCACCCATTGTTAGCCATCAGCTCCTTCCTGTGTAGTGTCATCATCGCCCATCGTTAGCGGTTGCAACTCACTGGAATAATCCAGTAAAACCCCGAGCTCCTTAGCTCTATCTTGTTCAAGTTTCCGTTGTTCAAGAACTTCTTCCCAATCTCGTCCAGATGATGCACACACATCTTCCAAGGTTGTAAGACCGGATTTGATTGCTTCTTTATTGGCGTTAACTTCCTTAACGGGGTCAATCCAAGACCACCCCGGAGCAAGCCAAGCTACCTCTTGGTATTTGTCCTTGTTCGCTAAGTAGTCAGAAGGTAATTCACCCGCTAAATAAAGAGCGTCAATAAAAGCTTTCCAAATCGGCATACAGAAGTGTGTGATTACAAATTTCTGTACTTGACGGAATGTCTTTTGGTCCTCTAACAAGTTTTGCCTTGCCGCTGAGAAATTCCCAGATATATTACGCGCTACGATGTCAGCGCTCATACCAAGACCGGACGCAATACGTCTGGTCTGAGTTGCCGAGTATTCGCTTGCAGTTCCTGCATTACGCTTAGGGTCTGCAAACTCAATAGATTCACCAGGACTTAAATGCCTAACCATGCCTGGCGCCATTGTAATATTGGGTCTACCTTTTTTATCTCGTGGTAATATCCCCGTTTGTCTTGCTGAATTTTGCGAGGTTACAAAAACGCTAAAGCACGCTGCTACACGGGCTGCAATCAAGTCCGCATCCATATATTCGTCGATATCGTGTATTCGTCGTAAAACTAAAGCCAATAGGCTTATACCTCGAATTTGTGAAGGTCGTTTAGGTTTAAACAACAAAAATGCTTGGTCTGTTGTTAAACGAACTGTATCAAAGGAACGCAAACCCATTGGATCAGTTTGACTCACATGGTAAGCTACTGGCCTGCCGTGTTCGGTAACCTCAACCCCATTGATGATGTTATTCTTACCATGTGTGATGCTTACTGCGCCGATATTTTCAGCTTCTATCAACTGAATGGATAATGGTAAGTACGTGCCTTGTGAAGTCTTATTGACTAGAATTTCCCCGTCGTACACCATACGTCTTAGCGCCATTTCTTGTAATTCATAGAAGTTTGAAATACCCCTAATGTCAGCATTTTCAGGTTCAGCCCATTTGGCCCATGCTTTCTCGATTTTCTTATTTAGATCGTTGTTTAATTTACCGTTACGATTTCTAACTTTCGCTTGTGGAATAATACCTGCGCCGATTACATTTCGTAACAAAGCAATAACAGCCGACTCAGCTAAGTCGCTGTTCATTTCTGCCGCTCTTGCACGTCCACGGATAATATCACGCGAACCTGTTGCAAGTTGCTCGGCTGTACCATACGCAGGTTGCCAATCACTGCTTAACCTATCCATAGACGCCGCATCATATTGACGTAGTGCATCACGGTAGGCTTGGCGCTCATATGCACGTTGTGGGCTCACCCATCCTATTACTTTATCTATAATATTCATCGCCCACCCCATGTTACGAATGCATCCGTTTGATACCCGTTTGACTCCTCATGTACACGTTGCATTAGCGTTTGTTCTCGTGCATATAGTACAGGTAAGTCAATTGTCTTGAACCGCTTACCGCCAATTTGCAATTCAGAATACCCTTTAGTTTCGATATCCTCAATCACTTGACGAACACGTTCAAGTTGTTCATTTACATCGCTCATGGTTCACCTCCTATCTAAACCAATGCCCAGTATTGCCTATGCCTCCGCCGTATTCTTCGTAGGTTTCAACCTCTTCAGTTTCTTCATAAGCTTCTGGTTCAATTAAATATTTAACACCCGCAATATCTGCTACAGCAGCATTGTAGGTGCATGTATCAAGTAAGTGATTAACAGGATGACTGGTGAGCGGTTTCCATTGCACCGTTACCGCACCCGTTTTCACATTTCTGATTTCTTGCTTTTCTTCTGACCGTAAATGATCAGAGTACTCTTGAGGACATTTTTTGTACAAATGAATTGTTCCGTCTTCATCTGCCGGTCTTATCATTCTTGCAAATATAAAGTCCTTCCAATAATCTGTATTTAATACATATAATTTCAGTCCACCTACGACACCTTTTTCTAACGATGTCATAGTGTATGGGGCCGTCATAGTCGTATGATTTGAGGAACCTTTAAGAGGTATACAGACTTCTGGGAACCTGGAACAGAATTGATATACTTCGTCTGTTCTAAAGCCTGAATCGATACCAGCTTTCATCACCTGTCGAGCTTCGCCATACTCTGATGGATATTCTCTGTTAATGATGATTTCCTCTAAATCTTCCCATGTGCTTGCCTGTCCATAATCGATAAGATAGGATTTAACACCAGGTGCATACGCCCTTACTTCCCACCAGAAGTGATCAAGTTGTACGTCAACCGAAGCGATAAGCAATACTGCTTTATCTGGCACAACACCACACGGATAGTTAGATTGAGTAAATTCCAAATTTTGTGTGCTTTTAGTTTTAGAACTTTTCCAAGGTTCAGCTAGCCACGAATTGATGAAGTTCATTAATGTAGCTGGCGTGCCTTTGGAATTCTTAAACTCATAAGCAACGTCTCCGAATGTGACCCACGGCGAATATATCGACGATAAGTGATACGATACCGAGCGGACTTTACTTTGCGATTCGTTTACCGCTCTCCATTCGCCACTTCTTAACATTTCCATTTTGTGCTTATCGTAAATACGTTCTCCGCAGTGTTCACATTCGTAGTACGCTGTATCACGTATCATGTCCGCATTATCGTTGTGTTCTTCAGGCCATTTTATCTGTTTGAACTTGAGGGTCTGCGACACTCCACAATGTGGACAAGGCACGTAATACTGTCGGCGCTCGTTCGCACTCATGAACGCCTGCCAAATATTACCCGACTCGACCGTAGGAGTAGACACCATCACGATTTTTTTATCGACGAACGTTTTTGTACGTTCCGTCGCCAGTTTGATTGGGTCTGCCTCCTTACCTGCAAAGGCGGGGTATTTGTCAATTTCATCAAAGAATAGATATTTGATTGATCGACTTGAAAGGCTACTTGGAGAGTTCGCTCCCACAAGCACCATGTAATTTCCATTGTTGAAATCTAACTCCAGCAATTTACTATTCTCATCGAACTTGTCACTAATTGATTTGACAGATTTAATCATAGGCTGCACACGCTTATCACTAGCGAACTTAGCGATGGTATCTGTTGGATACACCATCATGGTAGGGGAGGATGTTTGGTCTAGTGCATACCCTATCATGTTAAGTTCTGTTTCTGTCTTACCTAACTGTGCACCAAAGCAAAGGACTATCTTTTCAATTAGTGGATCAGTGAATCTATCCATAGGCTCTTTGAGATAAGGCGTTCGATTAGTACGCCACCTGCCAGGTTCTGCAGATACACTCGTTAGCACTCTGAAGTTATCCGCCCATTCCGAAACCGTATATCGTTCTGGGGGTTTGAACGCTTCAAGTTCTTCAGGAAACCAATCAACCTTTGGCCTTTGCTTTTCGACTGACTTTGATTTCCGGCGTGTACTCGCCTTTGCGCGCGTAGCTTTCGAGGTAGTCTTCGACAACGTCATTCACCACCTTTTCTACATTCGCCCGTTCCTCCGGATCCGTGAATTCACTCGCAATTCGTTTCGCCAATTTAATAAATGACGATTTCAATTCAAGTACTCGCCCCGACCATTCCTTAGCAACATCTGCACGAGATATGTATTCACCCTCTAATATTTCGAGAAGCTTTTTTTCACGTGCTGCTTTAGACTCTTTTAAGTCAGCTTCAGCAACTAACTTTCGAGTGGCTGCAGATTGGTCTTTTGCTTTATCACCTTTTGCATGTCCGAGATATGCGAGCACCTCTCTAAGATTCCACCACCCTGTGGCAGCTTTTGGCATTCCTGATTTATGGTGCCTGGAAATAATTTCAGGTGTTACTCGTAGAAGGTCACAAAGCTGAGCACTTGATACGAGTAAATCGCCTGCGGTATTGAATTTGACTCTCGGTTTTGCGTCGGCCATTGTCGACCTCCTTTCTGTCTCTTGACATTCAACTTTCAACAGGAAAATTTCTCCTACACAGAGACACCCATCGCGCGGGGGCGACCAGCGGCCATTTTTCGCTCGCGGAGTACCTTTTCCAAATTTTTATTTTCTCAATTATAATCGATATTGATAATGTAAATTTGGGCAACAAAAAAGCACCCGTTAAAGGGTGCTAGACTACCGCCTATCTCTGCAAGTAAAAAGGACGCCAGTTATATTTGGCGTCCTTTGCTAATTTAATTCTTGTGAAGTTTCCCAACTTTCACACTTACAGTATACCACACTTTGATGTACTGTTTTGTATCGTTTTGTATTGTTAACGCTAATTCAATAATTTGGCTCGAATTCGCCCTACCTCTACCAATGCTCTATCATGTAGTTCGCCGCGTACTCGTGCTTCGCTGTAGTACAAGATTTGTGCCAGTTCTTTCCAGCTTCTTCCCTGTACGTATCGCTCTGTCAAGAGAACTGCCAATTCATTTGGACGTACTTGACTAATTACCCAGCGAACTTCCGCCTTGATTCTTTTAAGGCGTTCAATCTCCTGACGTTGTAGTTCGACGCACTGTTCAATACCTACCACGATATTTGATAAGTCGCTACAACTGCCTCCGGATATCCTATCCTTGCTGTAATCAGTAGCTGACAAAGTATCCGCTCGGCGTTCTATTTGGGCTTCGATATCACGATTGATGGATTCTATCCTATCGTCAATTCGTAATATCTGAAGCATGTATTCTTTATCAGTCATTCGTAATTCCCCTTACTTACTAATTCCTTTTTCGAGAGTACGGATATATCGATTGAGATACCATTGTGCTTTCTTTAGGTCCTCTACTTTATCGCCTTTATACCCTGCTCGTGCTACATACTTAACTACATTCCCTAAATGGTATGGTAGTTGTTGATCTTCGATGAAATCGATTACTTCGATATTACCACGTGTGTAATGTGAAGGGTGATTAACAACATCGTGTTCGATATTAGATACCTTAGCTGGTGTCACTACCTTTTCCTCCTTAATTGTCGCATTGCTTGTAGCCGGCTTAGCTCCCATATGTTTAGTAATCGTAGCTATGATTTCCTGTTTGGCCACTTCTTCTTTTTGTAATTCGTGGCTCACTTTCTTAAGCTTTTCTACTTTAGACTTTTTGGCGTGTTTAGCTGCACATTCTGGGCAATATTTTGGCGGTCGCCCAGGTCTGCTTGCAGGTACTGAAAATTTAATACCACAGCCTTCACACTCTGTGGTTTTAAGTTCCTGTTTCGCTTTCAGCATAGGAGGTGTCATAACCTCCATACAATCAGGACAATACTTTTCGTCCTTAACCAAAGTATACTTCTCGCCGCATCTGCTGCATTTTCTTTGCATAGTTCTACTCCTTATATAATTTTTATAGCTCTTTTATACTTTTAATGTATGTGCGACCGTTGCAATCATATGTTACACACACGTTCGTTACTTTTCGATAGATATCAACATAAGTTTCATTTTTATCACCGTTGTGTGTGACTTCAATAAATTCATCAAAATCTCGTCCGGCTACGATCGCCTTCCAGTTTTGTAAAGTTTTACAAAACCAAACAACGAACATCCCGTTTAGGTCTCCGTCAGCAGCGAGATAATCAAATTTATCTACACCGTACAATGCTTTTTGTGCTGCTTCAATTGCTTTTTCTTGTAAAGTCGAATTGTATCTCATTTTATGTTCTCCTTGTAATCGTTTTAGATTAGCCGCATGACGTTTTAAAGTTTCATTGGCTGTATATTGTTTTAATTCCTCACTAGCTGATAACCTTGCAGGCGGTGGTGGGGGATTATTTGGCCACTCATATAATCTACCTGGAGTCAGCCCGAATGCAGTCTTGCATTTTTGATTATCGAAGTATTTATCAACGATATCTATAATTTGATTAGTCGTGTAACATATTATTGCTACGATAACTCCGATTAATCCTGCCATAAAAAATTGATCCATATTAATCATCCTTTCTGTACAATTCTTTACGATATTTGATAGCTTCAAGTAGTGCATCTTGCCCTACTTCTTTACGCTCTAGCGCTTTCATGACTTGCTCGTCCATTGTGCCTTTGGTAACTAGATGATGAATAATCACTGGTTGTGTTTGCCCTTGTCTGTGAAGTCTCGCGTTAGCCTGCTGATATTGTTCTAAACTCCAAGTTAGTCCGTACCACACTATGATGTTTCCACCTGCCTGAAGATTTAATCCGTATCCTGCCGATGCGGGATGGGCAAGTAACATTTGGATATTGCCTTTATTCCACTCGGCTACATCGTCATCGGTTTTTAACTCTACTGCTTTAGGGAATGCTTCCTTGATCGCTTGCAGGTCGTGCTTGAAATTGTAGAATACTAACATTGGTTTTCCTTCGTTGGTATCTACTAATTCTTTTAACCGCTCGACCTTCTCATTATGGACAATAATAGTTTCGCCATCGTCTGAATAGATTGACCCATTGGCCAGTTGTAATAACTTACCTGCCAGGGCCGCAGCATTCAAGGCACTTACATCGTCATCATCGACTAAGCTAAGGACATGATCTCGTTCCATTTGCTTATAAAGTTCCCATTCTTTATGGCGCATTTCTACCGTGATTACGTTTTCGATACGTTCGGGAAGATTTAGATAGTCTTTAGCTTTTAAGCTCATACAGATATCTTGCATTTTACCGAATATAGCCTTATCTCCTCCAGGTAGTAGTCGATAGCTGTACACAATATGCCCATTCGTCTTGTCCGGGGTAAAGTATCGTAATCGATACTCGGTAAGGGTTTTACCTAGTCGTTCACCGCCGTCTAACAAATACATCTGTGCCCATACATCCATTAACGTATTAGGCGCTGGTGTACCAGTTAGAATGACTACTCGTTTAAATAAGGGTCTCATTTTACGCATCGCCTTAAATCGTTTAGCCTGTGGATTCTTAAACGATGAACTCTCATCGATGACAAGCATGTCAAACGGAAATGGCTTCTTAGGTTTTTCAAAATAGTAGTCATACAACCATTGCACATTTTCACGGTTCATAACGTAGATATCAGAGTCACTTTCAAGGGATTTGATGCGGTCCTTTTCAGAACCCAAAACAGATGCTATTGTAAGATGGCTTGTCTCACTCCATTTTTTGGTCTCCTGCGCCCAGGTAGACTCTGCTACTTTCTTAGGTGCTATAAGTAGTACTTTTTTAATATCAAAGTAGTCATACATTAGCTGTTCAATAGCGATTAATGTGGAAACGGTCTTACCTAACCCCATGTCAAGTAACAGCCCGTAGTGCGTATGATCAATGATTCGTTGTATAGCTATTTCCTGGTATTCGTGTGGATGAAAGTTCATGTATTACCCTTTCCATGTCATCAACAAATAACTTAGCTTCTATCATTCCTGTAATCACAAATACTAACGCGCCCTGCTTACGTAATCTAGCAACTTGTACTCTTTGATTAGCCATTAATACTCCTTTTTTGGCTTTGAGTTCTACAAATATTACACTGCCACCAGGAAGTACTACTATTCGATCTGGCGCACCATCATTTCCAGGTGATACGAACTTCATATATATACAACCCATTTTTTTGAGTTGAATTCCTAACCAACGCTCGATATCTTTTTCGATTATTCTCACCTCGTTCTCAATAAATAATTGGACACACTATCGGACACGCCTGTAAAGCCACGCGATTACTGGGTTTATGGGGGGGGTGTGTCCAATTTGTCCGATTTTTCGCCAGAATATATATATACGCGTATTTGTGTTTTTTACGTGTATACGTATACATATGATTATTCATATATTTATTTTTTATTTTTTATATAAATAATTGGACACACTAGATACATATTACTGTTTAGATTAGCATTTATCTGCTTTTCGTCCGTGTCCAATTAGCGTGTCCAAGCGTGCGCGGTGTGTCCAATTATTAGCATATATCAATATTCATCGATGTATAGAAGTGTATAATTATTTTTACAAACATATATACACTTTAAAAATTGGACACACCTTAAATAATTGGACACACCTACTTTTCGTGATTACGTTTGTAAATATCTAAGAGACCTGTTCTCTCCCTTACAAACGCTCTTTGCGGGCCATATAGCTTGCCAAAACGGGCTTTTCCAGTTCCTTTAGTATAAGGACTCCACCCTTTAATAGATTGCAAAATGTCAATGATTTCTCTTGCTTTTGCGTTCTGCAGGTTCTTCCTGTCCCCCTCCATCACTTCACACCATATCTCAAGGGCGCAAACCCGCTCCCGCTGCACTGAACCACAATGATCGTCATCGCCGTAATTTCTGATATAATCGCGTCTATCAAAGATATCAAGCGACTCCCAGTTCTCAGGTAATAACATATCAAGGTATTCTTCAATGAGGCCTACGAGTTCGCCACCTTCTGTGTGTGATAATTGAATTCTAAGGGCTTCTTCTTCAAGTTCCCCTTCAAGGACTAAGGATTCACCCTCTGACCAGTAGTAATAGGCTTCTGCCCACAATTGGTCTATGTCCTCTTTTGACAGCTCCCAGGCGTTCTTAGTTTTACGTTCTTTGTCGCCTGTTACTGGCCAGAATCGGCGATTACCGGTACGGTCCTTAAGGAACATAAGATTATTAGTGGAGCCTGCGAATACACACTGGCGAGGGTACTCTTCGGTGCGTCTCCCATAAGGGGAGCGGAAGCGGTCAGAGGTACGGCTGATAAAGGCCTTAACGATTTCATTATCATTCTTATAGGTAGGTGCGAGTTCCGCGAGTTCATTAATCCAAGAGCCTTGAATTTGTTCTAGGGCATCTTTGGTTTTGATATCCACTAAAGAGTTATTAAACCATTTACGACCTAATCGCTCCAAGATTAACGATTTACCAAGACCTTGAGAGCCGTATAATACGATTGCCGTATCGAACTTAACGCCTGGATTCATAACGCGTGCTACAGCGCCGCACATCCATTTACGGGTAACAGCTCTAATGTATTCGGTATCCTCTGCTCCGATGTAGTCGATAAATAGAGTATCGACTCTACAAGTACCGTCCCAGGCTACCCCAGTTAAATACTCACGCACCGGATGGAACTTATTATCTTGCGTGACTTCCTGCAGGGCGTCATCGATAATGCCTTTACCCTTGATCAGGTATTTAGTAGCGAAGTAATTACGTAAGCACGCATCGTCTGTATCGGTCCAGTAAGGAGTTTCGTCCTTACCTCTCCACGGTAAGTCGTCGGTTACAACTAATCTATGCGCAAATTCGTCAAGGCGGATACGTCCTCTTAATGCTGGGTCGTATTTAAGAACTACTAAGCAGTTAAACACGTCAGACTCTGGCGTACCTCGACGGTCACGTTTGAGCTTTTCGAGAAAGTCCTCCTCGTCTTCTTCTGTGATGTCCTCGAAGTCCATATCGGCCATGCGTTCCTTGTCGAGCAAGACAGGAGCTGCGCCGTCATCGTTAACAAAATCAAGCATTGCTTTGTAACTTGGTAAATCCGTTACTTTGGTAGCAGGATCCGCGTCAGCATCTTCCGCGCCGAATAAGTGAATCCGGACAAGGTCAAAAGCATTAACGAGCTTACCACTGATAGGGTCAGTCGCATGGTTCGAGTAAGCGAAAGTATCGTTATCATAAATGACAAGACCTGCTACTGAGCTGCCTCCGGTATACGTGTATCGGTCCTCGACTTGCGTCGGCTCATAGACTTCAGGGAGAAACTTTTGAATAGCTTCTGTGATACTGTAGCATCGGCAAAAGGCACCGAGTAAACCCTTTTTCTCCAAAGGGTTACCCTGCTTCTTGGCCGCATCAAGGCGAATCTGTGACTCTTTACTCGATGTTGGCCAAAGGCTCGTATCACGCCAGTCTCTGTAGGTATTAAGATATTGATCAACAGAGACTAAGCTGCCTTCGCTGTGCTGATAAACATATTCCACATCCTTCGGGCAGCTTGGCCAGTACATCAGACGCTCTGCCTGGTGCGTGGATGGGTCAAAAGAGTCAATGCCGATATCATCAGCTATGCGTCTTGATACAGCTTGGTACTCATCGGGAGTCATAGCTCTATCAACAGGAATGATGATACGATATCGTGGATTGTCAGCCGTGTGGCTATGCGTACTATATAGCACGTACTCCATACCGCCTAATTCCATATCTAGGTCTAATAGAAAGTCCTCACTAGGATTATCCGCATCAAGAGTAATCAAGTACCGCTCTTTAACAGAGCCTCTAACCCGTCTACCATTTTTGGGAATATAGCCGCCAACAAAACCGCCGACGTCTTTCTTTTGGCCTTTTTCGGCTTTAGACATCTTGGCGTATTCAGCAGCCGTTTCATTTGTTACAGTAGGCTCAGCCAACTTATTGGCCAAAGCACTCCAAGTCATTTTCTGAGACTTCCAGCTACGGGCGGAGCGACTTTTGCCCGTAGCTATTATGATATTTGTATCCATGTTACATCGCTCCTCCCTTCGCAAAATGAATATCCCCTAAATATTTAGGTACTTGTAATTTATGCTTTTTAACCCATTGGCATACAGCATAATTAATGTTGTGATTATCTCGTACACCTCTGTTGTTTTTTAGCTTAGCCTGGTGTATTTCCACAAAACCATCTGAATCTTCTGTAGGGTTAACTTCAATACACGCTACTGGACGACTGTTTTCAAACACACCAACAATAGCACATTTTTGCTCTTTAACTTTTTCTACATAGGTACCTACGCAGTTATTGAGCTGAACGCCAAGACGAATTATGTCGTGTGTTGTTTTAACCACAGTAAATTCTAGACCACCAACGGAGTCTATTAATTTTTTATGAAGCAAGCTGCGCTGTACTGGGACATTTTCTGCTTTTTCAAATTTAGATATGCACACAATCTCGTCATGCAGATCCTTAATTTGAATACGTCTAGCCCAAATCTCCTTTTTCCTAGTTCTTGATAACCGGTTATACATATCCGCCGTATCTTTTACTTCCGAATAGGAGTCTGCATTTTTTAAGAATAATAGGACTCGGCGTTCACCATATTGGTGGCGCATAAGCTTAAGAAAATCAGTAACAGTAAGCAAAGCTTGCCCGTCATTCCATATCGGCCAGGATTGGATATACCCGGTTTTCCCGCCTTCCTCTGCCACAAGGTCCGTGAATGCTTTCTGATAATCCATGCTTTTGAATATCTTGCTAGCAGTTTGGATTACTTTGATATAGAAGAAAGGACGGATAGTTAGTAATTTTCTAACCCAGCGTTTATCCGGTACCTTATAAAGCTGTATAAGTGCTTTGATAAACGGTACGCCGGCATTAGTTAACTCGGTAATAGCTAAAGTACTTGTTAAATTAGACCCGAAAGGTCTGAAGTAGGCGTCATGGTCTCTAACTAACTTGTCATTTAATGCAGGCGCATCCGGTGCGTGCATCTTCCACACTAGATTATGGAGTAAGTTATCGAGCGCGCCGTATTTGGACGATAGTAGTACTCCTTGTCTGATTGGTTTAACATGATACCCAACTCGTTTTGATAACTTAGCGAAGTAAGCTTGTTTTAGCACTTTAGCAAAAGTTTGTAGCTCCTTTTTATATTGCGATAACCGGCAATTTGGAGTTGCTACTAGCCAATATAGAGGCAATGATTTTGAGTAAAACACCGATATATTTGGGTCGATTTCCGATATTATATCTGCGCGAGTGCGTTTCTTTTGAACTAAGAACACTTTTCCTTGCTTGAAATCGAAGCGCAATATATCGATAAGATGTGGCTTATAACCAGGGTAAATAGATTGTGTATCGTTATCGACATATACTGTGTGATAGTCGAATTTAACATCGAGAATTTTCCCCCGATCAATAACAGATAGTTCTATATCTAATGGAACATTGGCGGTACCGGAAGCATCAGCTACACAATCACCGTCGACGCCTCTGGTACGAATGAGTTCTCCACATTGTGGGCAATAGAACTCATTTGATATATAAGGGGCTACTATTCTACCCATACCGGAAGATACTGAAGGCCACAAGCAGGCAAATGATTGACCACAATCTACGTGATAATGTACAGCAGGTGACCAAGAGTTCACTTGCTTGCGCCGTACTAGGTCATACAGCTTGGCAACTGATAAACTAAATAATACCTTCATAAGGCGCTATCCTTTCATCTATAACAAATCGTCTAAATCGTCTTCTTCTGTAGGCGCTTCATCAACTACTGTGGCTTCTTCAACCGGGAGAACTTCCTCTACAGGTTCTTCCTTTTTCTTAGTAGCACGTTTGCGTTTTGGCTTTTCTTCAGTAGTAGCTTGCTCTTCTACTTTAGGTGTATCTTCTACTTTTGTAGGTTCTGTTTTCTTACCGTTTAAAACCTTAAGACCTAAATCACAAGCGGCGATACAACCTTCGCAGTATGCCATAGCGGAGTCTTTGCGTTCACTTGCAGGAGCCTCTTTTACGAGTTCATATAAACCGTCAATCGCTTCGCGTTGTTGTTGAATTTGGTTTTTTGTAAGTTTCATAAGAATTATCCTCCTAATCCTTCATATAGTAAGGGTTCTCAAACCCTGCTGCATTTAATATAAGGCCCTCGTTCCAGGACTCGGGTTCACACATAATATCGATTACTTCATCTAAACTGCCTTCGCCTATAGGCGCTTCGATAACCACTTCGTCATGGATATGGGCAACAATCTTGTATCCGGCTTTTGCAAGTCTTAGCATTGCGGCTGCTAAGCAATCTCTCGCAACGGCTTGTACAATATTTTCGACAAGCTTCCCGCCGTAAGTTTCAACTCTGCCCCAGGTGTTCTTAACCTGATCCATACCATCATACTCAATTGACTCACTACCGAACCGGTTAAGTCCAATTCGAGGTCTTGCGTAGGCAAGTCTTCGTCCGGACGGTAATTCGATGAACATAAATCCTTTTGCTTTAAAGAATTTAATATTGCATTGTCTAATTCGTACCGGTTCTCCGGTTTTCACGACTTGCTTGGCCGCATTATCTGCATCTTTCCAAAATCTTGTAATTCGTGGGCTGGCTCGTCGCCAAGCTTCGATGATACCCGGCAATTCTTCTTCAGGAATTTCGCCTTTTGTATCCATCGATTTCATAGCTCCTACACCGCCGCCATACCCTAGCGCTAATTCAGCTACTTTTCCTTTTTGTCGTAGGTGCCCATTAACACCGTGCTTCTCAACTGGTACATGGAACATACTAGCGGCAGATGCGCAGTAAATGTCGCCACCTTGCGCGAATACATCTTGTCGCCACTGCTCATGAGCGAGCCAGGCAATTACACGCGCTTCAATAGCACTGAAGTCGGCCACAATAAATCGGTGTCCCTCTTCCGCTACAAGAGCAGTACGAATGAGCTGCTTGATCACATCACCAGGATTTCCGTAGAGTAGGTCTAGTATTTCTACGTCTCTACTTTTAAGAACTTCCCGCGCCGTGTCTAAATCTTCTAAGTAGTTACGAGGGAGGTTCTGTAGTTGTACTACACGTCCCGCCCATCTGCCACTTCTCATTGCTCCATAGAACTGAAGCATGCCGTGGATACGTCCGTCTGAACATACAGCGTTTTTCATGGCCAAGTATTTTTTGATGGAGGAGTTACCGAGCACCTGTCTATTTTGTAGTACCTTGCGAACATCTGAAGGGATATCCTGCGCCAAGAGGTTTGATACATCCTCTTTCCGCATAGTATCTAGATCATATCCTAGTCTTGCAGTTAGCCACTCTTTCAGTTGCATTGTACTATTGGGGTTCTCTAATCCAGTCAACAGTTTGGACGACTCAGTCGCTTCTTCTACGATTTCGTCGTTACAAGCAAGAGCCGCATCGACGAGGTCCATATCTACTTTCACACCGCGCCAGTTTATCTCCTGGTCTAATAGCCAGTACTCATGCTCTACAGCAGGAGGCTTTAATGAAAGTAAACGTTTACGAATTGCCTTTTCTACTACCACGTCCTGGCGGTTGTACTCAATGTATTCCGCCCATTTCTCAGGTGCATCTTCTGGCATATTTCGTGTCTTAGGATTTGTCTTAGTAGGTTTTCGTGGTACAGAGAAGAACTGGATAAGGCGTTTACCTCTAGAGTCTTTGGCTTCTCCTAATTTCAAAGCCTTGGACACATTATCTAGACTTGCAGGCAAACTGCAATATAAGGCGAGTACAGAGGTACATTCCCAGTTTGTGTAATCTGCATCAGGGTAATACTTCTTTAGACACAGCATTTCAAATGCTGCGTTAAAGGCGGTCTTTGTAATTTCCTTATTATACAAAGCGTCCACCACCCTTTTGGGTAGTGGATCCTTTGTCATATCAATTACTTCGACTGGTTCGTCATCAAAGCTGTAGGCAAAGAGCAGTATTTCAAATGTTGTATCATCAACGTATCGCTGGGCACCATATTTAATAGGGCAGTCAGAATACGTTTCCACATCAATACTGAGCTCCATAATTGCCTCCTTAGATTAAATCGTCATCATCGTCTAGGTCACCCAAATCGTCATCGCCGAAGTCATCAGCAGATACATGAACACCGCCAAGACGTTCACCATCTTTGACTTTACGAATACCATTTAGACCAAACCCTACGCCTTTTTTACCGTTGAAATTGTAAGCAAATACAGAAAGTGCGACCTGCGCGTACACGCCGGAGTAGATTTCTTCTTCGATATCAAAATCATCCATTTTGATTTTGTCACGATTAAATACGATAGGTTGTTTATCGCTGTTAGCGTTGATGAAGAATTTACCAGCGTATGTTTCCGGTTGGTCCGCTACAGCTTCGTCTGTATCGCCATCACGTAAGTTCAATTTAAGGTAAGCTGCTTTACCTTCTACTTTAGCTACTGCCTTTGGATCCACCTTAAGTTCTTCAATCGCACGTTCAAATGCTTTAATAGTCTTTTTATCTGATTTGTCGATGATAATTTGAGAGCTATATTTCGCTTTACCGTCGTCGTTTTTACGGGGTTGCGCAATATTCGCATAAGAAAGTCTTACGATACCAGTTGTTAATTTAGCCATTGTTACGGTCTCCTTATTTCTTAAATGGGTTACAATTATGTTCAAACCCTATTACTGTGTTAAATAATTCATCTAATTCATCTTCGATATCAGACATTTCGTCGTCTAGTTGAATCCACTCATCGTCTTCTTCCCAAGAATATTTCGAAAGGTCCAATTCGGTTTTATAATAGTCCTCTATCGCCTCACACTTAGCTTCTATTGCGCAGTAACGTGTATGCAAGCTAGTAGCATAGGCAATAGTAATTTGGTAGAGCTCGTCGAGGTAGTGACCTCGTTCGTGTAGCTCTTTGGCAATTGCTTTTACTGTTACGACGCGCATGATTACACCTCGTCGTCGAATTCATTCGCCATTGTTTCAGCCGTATTAATCGCTGGTCGTTTATCCGACTCAGGTACTAACGTAGGCTTGCCTTCAGGCTTGTCAATATACGATTCCAGGTATTCAGCAACCCCTTTTTTACCAAGAACCTTTTGCAAGTTGGTAATGCCTTCGAGTTCTCGAGGCTTGAAGATTTCCTCTTCTTTGTAGCCGTTGTTGAGCAAGGTCTGCGCCGCTGCTTCTGGATCCGTGATAGTACGTCTTGACGTACCCTCCACCAATTTATATCCGGGCCATTGCTTTTCACCTGATAGGGCTTTTTCATAGGCAAAGTCGTAAACGCCCTTAACCCATTTTGTGATTAAGTCCTTCATAGATAAGATGTCGGATACTTCTTGGTCAGTGAGTAACTGATTTAGCTTACCGCCGTCTTTATAGAAAGCAGCAAGGCAAGTATCTGCTAGTGCCCTGCAGGTATGTCGTGCTTTACAGAAATTGCAATAATCGCAAGGTGTACATTCGCCTTGTCCGTTCCAGGCTCGTTGTGCAATAGGTTTGACTTCGTCACCCCAATCAAGTAGTTCTTCTACCGATAATTCGTCAGTAGAAACGCTATCCAGTCTCGGCTGAACGATTGTCATACGAACCGACTTGATATCATATAAGTACTCGTTAACGTCGTAAGCGCCTAATGCGTATAACCGCATTTGTGTGTTTTCGACGGCGCTGACCGGGACGCCCTTACCATACTTCAGGTCAATCACTTCCAGGATGCCGTCCGCTACGATGACCATATCGCCGGTACCGAAGCCCTCCGGTACCCAACGAGAGAAGTCGAGCTTTGCTTCAATCATGACTTCTGCGTCAGATGAACGGGCACGAGCTTCGTTCACCTTTTCTTCGCAGATGTCAACATATCGATTAACCGCTTCTACCATTTCAGTGGAGTAGTCATCTGGCTTTGGCGCTTTCTTGCCTTCTAGCTTATGCCGTAAAATTACTTCCGCCAGGTCATGTGCTACAGTACCTTCTGCAGCATAGGGCGATTGTTCATCGGGGAACATCGCTTCTAATCTTGCTGAAGGAGTACATACGAGCCACCTGGCACTACTTGATGCACCAAGTAAGGCGTGTTTCTTAGCCACGACTAGCCACCCATTCCATGATTTGGATGCGTTGCTCATCGGTAGCGGATGTTACCTTTTCAGCACCGATGCTATCTAGAAACGCCTTGAATTCGCCTTTTGCTTTCGTCTTATCAGCAGCTTTAGCCATTACGTCTTTTACCGCTTCGCGCGTTTCTTCAAGGCTAGGGATGTATTGCTTTTCTTCCTTAACAGGTTCATCTTTCACCGGTTCCTGCTTAACAGGGGTTTCTACTTTAGAGGCAGGCTTTGCTTTTTTAGCTTTTACTTCTTCCTTTGCACGTTCAATGGCATCAGTTTTATCTATAGAAGAACCTACGATTGATTGATATAGGTCTTTGATTTCTTGATTTAATTCATTAGCTGTTTCTACTACAATTTTTAACTCGATCATTGTTCTGTTTCCTTTCGGTTTTATAATGTGATATACTTTAGATGTTAAATACTCTATTTGCCCTTTCGCATTGCCGTGCGTTGGGGCCTTTTTTTTGTCAAAATTATTCATCGGAGCCCTCCGATTGTGTGCCCAAATCCTCGCATTCATCAGGAATGCAATAATCTTTATTTGGACAAGTTGTACAGTTTCGCAATTCAATCACCGCCTTCCTATCTATCTAATCAACTAATATCCTCCCTGCTTCATCCACGTATCCATACTTAAGCAAAGCATTAAATACCGGCACAGCGTGGCTACTACAATCCCATTTATCTGCATTCCTACAAAACTCAAGAGCAGCTTTAACTTGTGCTTTGGATAACCTTTTTCCATTTTTTGTAGCATTTTCCATATTAAGCAGATGGATTCTTTCGCCACGTTTGAATCCTGCTATTATGTCCATTTTGTATCTCCTTTTAGTTGTAATACGGGTTCTTACAATACGCCCCGTGAGTTCTTACTTTAGCGGTATACACAACGTCTTCACGTTCCTCGGCATCCATTTCAGCCCTATCTTTATAAAAGCCATAAAGTGATATAGCGAAGCCGATGAATGATTGTAGTAAAAACTGTTCCCATCCAATTTGGTCAACTTCTAAGGCTCCCATAGAACCTGCTACCAAAAACGTGCCAATTAACATATAGCCCATTAATACTCGTCCTCCTCTTCTTCAATTCTTTCGGCCGTAATACCATCTGTAGTCACGATAATACGGATTTCCGACTCGTCGTAATCGCACATGAAATCTTGTAACTCATATGCAGCATCCATAATATTGCTATTGATATTATTTAGAATTCGATCTGATTCGATTGCTTTCATATGGCGTTCCATATTCTTTTGATCTGTTGGAATTTCAGTCATAGTTAAGGTCTCCCTTCTTCGTAACTTTGCAAATAAGTCTTTAACTCATCAACGGTTTTATTTTTCAAAGATGCAACTAGATTGTCAGCCAGCAGGGTTGCCGTTCTGTGTGCAATCTCGTTACCATATTCGCTAGAGCTTGTTTCTGTAGCAGGCTGGTAACGCTTATCATGTTGAAAAGCGTATTCTTCCCTCCATATAGCGTCTAGTAAATCTTCTTTATATGTCATAGACTTGCCTCCTAATGAATTCCAGCGGATTTAAACTCCGCATCAACTACTTTCACATCCCAGCCTAGCGAATGGACAAGGAACGTCCTAAACCCCTCTTTATCGATGACAAAGCTACGGGATTTCTTGCCCGGCGACTGCCAGGCATATGCGAACGGAAATCGATCTCTTGCGATTCCCTCTCGGATAGCTGTTAGGCTAACACCGAGCACGGTCGACATTTGGGCGACCGAAATCACTTTTCTAAGCATTTACTATCCTCCTTTTACTTGATTTTAATTCAAGTCCCTGGTCAAAAAAATTTGGTCTACAGTACACCCAAAGTAAGCAGCCACTGCCACAACTTTACTTATGGCCACATTAGAGATATCCTTTTCCCACGCACCATAGGTCGGCAAAGATACGCCTAAATCTGCGGCTACTTGAGCTTGTGTAAGACCCTTTCTTGCCCTTAATTCAGCTAAATAAAATTTCTCGGGCATTAATACCACCTCCTTTTGTGACATCATCTTAACATGAATTAAATTCAAGGTCAAGCGTTAATTTGAATTTTTTTCAAGTTTTTACAAAAAAATATCAAATCTATTTGAATTTAAGTCAAATATATACTATAATTTAACTATAGTTTGGGGGAGAGATTAAGGAGGAAGAGATGAGACTTTCAGATAATATTAGACGATTTAGACGACTTCGTGATCTATCACAAGAAGATATAGCAAAAAAGTTAGGATATAAATCCTTTACAACTATACAAAAATGGGAAACAGGTATGGCCGAGCCGCCTGTAGGTAAATTATACGAACTAGCCGACATACTCCGTGTCAATATTATGGAATTACTAGGTGAAGAGTCTGACGATAATATAACAGATATGCCTCTCAGTACTTACAAATTTGTACCCGCATCAGTTTCAGCCGGTGCGTTAACGAATATAGAAAGCATCAACTATATGCCAAGTGTTACGATTCCAGACTTTATGATGGGTCGTTACGCAGGTAATAAAAATATTATTCTCATGCACGTAAACGGCGAAAGCATGAATAATGTCATTCAAAATGGCGCAGTTATTGCTGTTCTAACTAACGTAGATTTAAGCGACATCCATGATGGTGATATTGTTGTAATTAAGAACGGTGGTGACTACACAGTTAAAAGATTTTATAACGATAGCCCTCATCAAGAATTTGTATTTAGACCGGACAGCAACAATATGGCGTTTCGTGATATCATATTTAGCTATGATGCAGCTGATGATTTATATTTAATCGGTAAAGTCGTAATGTACAATGTAACTTTATAATGATACATAAAGGGAGATGTTAACATGAATCGTAAAATTGGGGTATCTACTATAGTTATATTAATAGTATTAGTTGTAGGAGTGGCCATAGCATTAAAGCCTTCCGCAAGTCTTACTTTTAAGAATGCTACGGTAGCAGGGTATACGTTCACGCAAA